CCTAAAGATGTAGATGACTCGGGCTATCAAAAGATTGATATTGCACCGCCAGTTACGCCTTCTAAGTATGCTAGAGAGCAAGCAGAAGGCGGTGGTAACGGCCCCTCAAAAGACTATAATGACACTGTTGAATGGAACCTAAAACAAGCTTTTAACAATCCTTCAAAGTGGTTTGGGTCTAGTGTTAGTGAAACTCTCCGAAACTTAGCAACAAATACAGGTGGGGGAACAGTAAACAATGCATCACAAATATATGAACTTCAAGATACCTTTTTCTCGCATCGAAAGAATACGCCTGTATACAAGTCAAAACAAGCTGAAGGTGCGTGGCGCGGCTACTTTACGGAGCTAGCTGAGACATCGGGTAAGTCTACACTAGACGTAAAAAGATTAGAAGAGAGTTATAATTGGAGGGCTGGTAAGTATGGGGGTGGTGAAATTCTCAAAGACCCCGAAGCATACGCTAAGTTTATTAGCCAATCCGATTCAGACTTTGCTGTTGAATATAGAGGGTTTGATGAGGCTAATCAAAATAAATTTTGGAGACATATGTTACAGTTTGGCTTCCTAATAGACGTAGATCAAGAGCCCGACGCCGTTAAGGACTATATAAAAATTCTAAAGCCTACGGCGAGAGGTAAATAGTATGGAGCTTTCAGACCCCTTTGAACGTATAGAGCCTTTCCGTCAAAGAAAAGATGAAGGCATAGAAAATGAAAACGCCTCTCTTGAGAGTGGCGATGTAGCCCTTCAACCTTTGCAGCAGGATGCACCTTCTACGGATAGTACCTCTCTGCTAGCTGACCCCTTTGAACGTATAGAGCAGTCTTCCTCTGTAACAGAGGAAGAGCCTGTGGCTGAAGGTGCGCCTGTAGCCGAAGAAGTTGCACCAGTGACAGAGGTGACTGAAGAGACTGAAGAAGCTACATCTTCTGAAGAGACTGGCTATGAAGATTTGTATAATGATAGAAATCTCATAGACGATATTAATACGTATTGGATTAAACGCGTAGGCAAAAAAGAGGGCAGTCAGGCAGAAGGTGAGACAGACGAAGAGTATGTCAACCGCTTTATGATTGACCAATATAGGCCAATCGTAGGTGGCAGATTACATACAGCTTTCATTGAAGCTGACTGGCTAGCTGAAAGTGATGACGTTTACAGAAGAGCCTTCGGTCGAATCTTATCTAAGATTGAAGAGAAAGCTCCAGAAATCTATGAGCAGACTTTTGAGGATGCAGCACAGACAGCGTGGGACTATCTGTATTACGGTGTAACTGATCCTACAAACATCGCCACTACTTTAGGCGCTGCTATAATGACTGGTGGTGTAGGTGTTCCCGCAGCTCTAGCTGCAACTAAAGCTACAGCTATAACTGCAATCCGGCAGGCTCTTATAAGCCGTGCTGGCGGTATTGTTACAGGCTCCCTTATTGGTGGGGCTCAATCTGCTACACAAGAGTATGGTCTACAGAGAGCTGAGAGAGAGGCTCACATTGATCCTCAAACACAGAAGTATGATCCCGATAACAAATATGATGAGACAGGCTCTAGCTTTAAGCGCATAGCTATAGCGGGTGCTGCAGGTACTGTATTAGACGCTATTCCGGGCTTTCTCGGGTCTCACAGTTCTAAGAACATACAAGCCAATAAAACTAAGCAGTTAGCTGAGTACACTAAGAACCGAACAGCTAACAAAGCAGCTAAGAATATGTCTGAAACTCTAGATACAGATGTTCTAGACGGTAAGACTACACCTGAAGCTCATGATCTAGCTATGAAGATGTCTAAAGATACGGACGCAGACTTTAAAGAGAAAGCCACAAAAGCTAAGTCTGAGCCTCTGTTTGATAAAGACGGCAATACTATCGCTGAGACTGGTCTCTTTGAGGCTGCAGACGGTGTTACAGAAGAGGCTAAAGGCGCAGCTATCCGTAGCATCCTAAATATTGATGTTCAAAGAAAGTTAACTGAAACTACTACTGAAATCATAAAAGAGTTTGAGAGTAGAGGAATGACTAAAAGTCTGGACTTTACAGACAATGATGGTAACACTGTTAGTATGACTAAAGCTCTCGAAAGCTATAGAGAGGGTAAGCTAAAAGTAACAGCGCTACACGCTAATATCATTGACTCTATCTCACAGCGTATGACTAAGAGGTGGGATGCTTACTCTCCAGACGATCTTAAGGCTGCAGATATAGATTTAGAAGTTTCTATTATTGATGATGCTATCTCGAAAGCTGGCTTGACTAGAACTGAGTTTATCAACACTCTTGCTCTGTTCACAGACGGCTCTCTCAAAGTAGGTGATGTATCTAAGAAGTCAGTATCAGACGCAGCTAAAATCCTACGCACTGCATCTGTTATGAAGAATAATCTCAACAAGTTCTTCACTGACAATATGGACGATGAAGTTCTAAATCAAGTGCTGGCTAAACATGCGGATAAACATACCGATAAGATAGGTAGCACTTTTTCGGGGATTCGCTCTATTATCCAATCTCTTGATAGAGCTAGAATTGCATCTCTAACATCTCAATTGAGTACTACAGCTAGAAATAATATAACTGGCATTGGTATGGCCTCAGCTCAGACTGGTGCTGATATCATTGACTCGGTTTTGTATCACACATACAACGGACTAAGAGACCCCGGTAGCATAAGTGTTTCTGGCATTAAGAAAGGTATGAAAGAAGTTGTATCTGACAGCTTTGCAACCTTCGGCTATCTAGCTTCTCAGTCTAAGAGTCAGGCTATTATTGAAGCTACAATGTCTGCAGATAGTTTACAGTATCATAGATTACTTAGAAGTAACCCCGACCTCATAAGAACTAAAACCCCTAAAGCGCCTTCTAAGACCTCTGGTGCTCCGGCTCCCGAAGGCCAGAGAAGAGTGCGGGACTTAGTAGAAGAGAGGGCAGATCAGTATGCTAACTTTATGAACACTTTCAACATTGCATCTGATGCTGTGTTCAGAAGAGCTTACTATGCTAGATCACTACGCCGCCACTTTAATAGGCACCTTAAAGTAAAGCGAGATGCAGGTGAGCCTCTATCTATTACTCTAGACGGTGTGACTAAAGAGCCAGCCAATCTCGATGAGTGGTTGATGGCTGGAAAGCTTATAGATAAGCGTCTAGTGAAGAATGCTATTGATGATGCTCTGCATAAGACGTTTGCTGGTGAAGTTAAGTATAGCAATAAGGCTATTAGTGCTAGCAATTTCGTAAAGTTCTCACAGTCTATACCGTTTGTAACTACTGCTGTTATACCGTTCCCCCGTTTTGTTGTTCATGCAGCTAAGACTGTGTTTGAGTATAGCCCCTTTGATCCAGCTGCAAAGCTATTCAGATATGCAGTTGACAAAGAGCTGAGAACAGTTGCAGGAGCAGCAGACGCAAGACAGGCTGTAGGTAAAGGCTTAGTAGGCACTGCCACCTTTATGTGGGCGTGGGCTAATAGAGAACAGTTCCCCGAGCTTCAGTGGTACGAAATACAAACTGCTGAAGGCGACCCCCCTATTGACGCCAGACCTCTGTACCCTCTAAATGTGTATCTAGCTGCAGCTGACCTGCTTAGGTCTCTTTCAGGTGTAGATAAAGAAAGAAGAGAACGGACTCAGTATGACATTATATCTGCGTTAGAAGGTATGACTAGTTTACCCTTCAGAACTGGCGCTACAGACGCTTTCTCAGACTTTATCTTAGAGCTTGTAAGCGCTGGAGGTAATGATAAAGATACAAACAGTGTTCAGTGGGAAAAGAGATATCATGCTATTGGCACTTTCTTCGGAGAAGTGTTCGGAGGGTACACTACGCCTGCTCGTATGGTACGAGATGTAGCTATTGCCTTTGATAAAGAGGAAGGTAAATACAGACAACGGTCTACTTCTGAGAACTCGGGAGGCTTCAGTGGAGGCTTTGCCAATGCTTTTTGGGATAGTGCTATGCCGGATGAAGCCTTCGGCGTTACAGTAGATAGCAGAAGACCAGTAACTGAGTATATAGCAAACTCAGCTGAGAAGCAGAGGTATGCGTCTCTATCTAAGTTTAACGGTATAACCCGTTCTAGATCACAGAACTTAGTTGAGGCAGAGCAAGTTAGGCTCGGCATAAAAAAGAGAGACATTTTTCCTACAACTTCATCTGAAGTATTGGACGCCTCTATAGCTAGACATGTGGCCCCCATAGCCGAAGAAAGAGTAGCATTTCTTATTAAGTCTGATAGGTATCAGAGAGCTGACTTCAATAGACGCAAAGAACTATTCAAAGAAGAGTTCACTAGTATCAGAAAAGAAATTAAGGAGGTTGCAAAGTTAGGAGCTACTGATGAATTTAAGAGAGGTCTAGCTGAGATAAATGATCAGTATAGAGCAGCAATAAAAACTAACCAGCCTACTGAAGTTATAGCAGAGCTTCAAGAAGCTTACGCTGAAAAGTATTGGTACGCATATACTGGGCCAGTAGCTAGAGCTAAGTGGATGGACTTGACTAGAGAACAGAAAGTTAGAGGTGAGAGGTATCTAGCTAAACGCTACGCAGAAACAGTTGCTAAGTTGAAAGCTGGTGGTCATATTAGCGGTCTAGATAGGCTAATGTTAAGAGGTGGAAGTGTCGCAGACAGTAAGCTATACGGTCTAGCTGCTGAACACGCTAAAGCCTTCTAGTTACAACCCCAAACTCTAAGCAATGAAAAACCCCCCAACAGTAACTTAATCTGTTGGGGGGTTTCTTTTTGGAGTCCGTTAGCCTCTGCCAGCCGAGACCTTCAGCGTTTTGAAATTTATATCCCGCGACGGACTTAGCGCGGTAACGACACTAGCTAGCGATCATCCCCGCTACCAGCTAGTGTACCTCTAGACTTTCGAGATCGTAGCTTATCAAGATTACCACTAGCTACAGTAGATAGTGGTATATCAAGATCATGACATAGGGCAGCGATGTACCATAATACATCCCCCAACTCAGCAGCAATCTGTTCACGCCAATCAATAGGGGGTGTGTCACCCCTAATGATCTTCTTGATCTTGTTTGCAACTTCACCTGCCTCTCCTGCAAGCCCTAAAGCGGGGTAGTACAAAGAAGCACTGTCGGGATACACCATAGTATCATTAGCTTCATGTTGATACTCATCAAATGTCATACTCGGTTTTCTGTTCATATACTCACGAACCTCTCTTTCCAGCTGCGATGTTACGGAAGTATTCTGTGTCATAGCCTCTTTGCCATTCTTTGTTCTGCATAGTGCCTATCTTATGTGGATTAGAGGTTATGATGACTGTAGCACCATTCTTAACTCTAGTCCACTGTCTACGATTACGGAAAGCTTCAACACCAGCCTCATACTGGAGTCGGAGAGGGGGCCAGTTATTTTCTTTTTGCCTGCCTCTTACGTTTGATCTTGTCTTTAATGTTGTCTTCATAATATTTCTCAATGTATGAAATTGGGAGGGTGTAACAATCTGATCTAACTACAAAGTTGTTGTCTTCTACGTCCCCTTTCTTCTTGAAAGTAGCCTCTTTTAAAAAGACTGATTTGTCTACTATGCCTAAAAACCAGCCCTTTGTCAAGTCTCTAGTAACTCGCATAAAGCAATAGTAGTCACAGTCTTGTTTGATGTTGTAGTTACTAACTGTACAGTTGTAGGCTGGATCGGGTGTTACAGTAGTGCCAATAGTTTTGACATCTGCTGTCTCACCATTACGTAGAATAATATCATAATCATATGTATTAGCCCATTCAGCTTTCAACAAGTCTACGGCTATAACTTCTCCAACGAAGCCTATAAGATTGCCACCGCCACCAGTAATTGAGTTGTTCAATGTACCCATAGCTGCAGCTTTCTTACGAGCTTCGTCTATCTGTGTGAGTGATATTTCTACTTCCTGCATTAGTTACTCACAATGTCTACAACTTCACACACACCGGCTGTACAAGCTAGCTCTTGAGAACCTGTAGTAGTGTCTTCGTTCTCGTACTCTGATAGGAACTCTAGCCAGTTTACTGAGTCTGGCGATTGAGCTACTAGAGCATCATACTCGTCTTTAGTACACTCTTGATACGGGGCTTGTCTGTAGCTACCTCCGTCATAAGGCAGGAAGCTAATACCCGAGACTTCATCGAAGTTACGGTAGACCCACGCTCCTACATCAAACCACTCATCCTCTTTCACACTGACTGTGATACTCGGTTTGTGTTCACACCAGTGTCTAGCATAGACCTTCCACAATTGCAAGTGGGTGATAGCAGTTACGTCATCCCTACACAGGGCCCCTTCGGGAGCCTTTACTGGAAAAGAGAATACAGTAGTGCTAAGAGGCTTAGTAACGTCGGGCTCATTAGGGATGCCATACTCAGACATAAACATAGTCAACGGGTCTTTGTTATCAGCCCGCACTGTACGAATATAGTAAGGGCTATGCCTCGGGTGAATGCCCGAAGCGCTATCTACAAGCTGAGACACAGTGCCAGAAGGTTTAACACAAGTTATAGCTGTAGATTGAGGGATGCCTAACTCAGCAGCTAGTTCTCTGTTAGTCTCAATAGCAACCTCCCGTAGAGTGTCTAGAACTTTACCGAGAGCCTCAAAACCTTCAAAGCCGTTAGTAAGCTTACAGTCCATAATACCTGTAAGACTGACTCCGAGCAGCCTCTCTTCTTCAGTATTCTTCTTCCAGACGTTCCGAAGATACTTGAAGTCAGTCATACAGGATTGCAGTGTACCGAGAATAGTAGCCTGTTTAACTTTGCCCTTAAGCGTAGCAAGAGTGTCATCGGACCTCACTACAACTTCAGATAAGTTACAGAACTGATACGGCCTAAGAATGATCTCAGAACACGGATTTGTCCCGAATGCAATAGGCTTATCTTTGACATGAGTCAGGCGTCTACCGTTACGCGCTACTTGCTTAACGGCAGCTTGTCTGTTGAATAGTCCGCGCTCACCTGACTTACTTTCATACAAAGAGTGCCATTCATTCATAAACACCTCCATAGAGGGTCTGTTTTTATAGACTGCACTGTTGTTGGCTAGAGTACGCTGGCCATTAGTAGCCCACCACTCTCCACTCTTAGCAAGCCTCATACTAGTGTCACTAAGGTTAGATAGAGAGATAAGAGCGCTGCGGCGTACACCACCCACTACTACAATCTCACCAATCTTACACATGATGTCATGTGCTTCTAGAGGATACAGATGCCTACCAGCTGCGCCAGCGAAGACGCTAATTACAAACTTGAACAAGTCTTCAAGAGGCTCTGGGCCAGAAGCCCTACCACCGAAGGTCATAAGTCTAGCTCCGGCTGGCCTAACTTTTGAGACGTCCCAATTAAATATGTAACCTGCATACAGGCCAGTAATAATTTGCCTTAGAGCATCACACCAGCCAGCTTTGCTGTCCTCTACTACGATAGAACTTATAGCTTGTTGGAAAGTGTCAGGCACTACAGGCAGCTTTTCAATGCCCTCTCGTTCCACAGAGAAGCCCACACCAGTACCGCACATGAGTATGTACATACACTCATCAAAAGAGCGGATGCTGTCTACTGGAATGTAGCTACAGTTGTAGCCCCCCACATGACAACGGTCTAGTGCAGGGCCAGCAGTCATCATAGCTCTCATAGAGGGCATGACACTCAGAGACTTGACAGCCTCTGTTAGGCCGCCTTTCATGCTGTAAATGTCGTAGTCGTATTTCTCTTTGATGAAACCCTCTACATAATCAAAGTACCGTTTGATAGTCTCATCAAAGGTTTCACGACGCCCTTTAGCTTCCAGCCAGCGAGCATACCTACTCAACACAATAAAGGTTTGATAGTCTGTATCTAAAAACATTAGTAGCGTTCCTTCTTCTGTGGTTCACTATGCTGAATGCTAATGAGGTCAACGCCTGCTAGTCCATACATTTCATCAACAATATGATCTGCAATGTCTGTAGCGTAGTCTCCGTCAGAGGGCGTAGCATATTCAGAGGGGTCTACAGTAATTACAACTGTAATCTGTACTAGTGGCATTATGCACCCTTTTTACCGAAAGTTACTTTTACGACATTAGCTTCTACTGTCTCAATTACATCAGAAAAGTCAGGTGTAGTCTCTTCTACAGCTGCTTGATTAAAGAACTCGGGTGTCTCTTCAATAAAGGCAAGAACTCTCTTGTAGATAACATCATCATTTTCAAGTAGATGCAAAGCTACTGCACTAAGATTAAGCAGGCCCATAATGGACGCTAGTTCATGCCCTACTAAGGAGAAGTCTTCCGGCACGATGCTAGACACACCTACACCGCCAACCCAGCTACCTTCTTCGTCTAGCACTGGCTCCAGCTTGAGATATACTGCATCATCTGTGAAGGCTGTGTTGTAACTAATACTATTGCTCATTATTCTTTTTTCCTTTCGGGGAAACTTATAAAGTCTTGTAGTTCATGTAGGGGTGGCTCTTTTAGCCAATCGTCTGGTATAGTTTTATCGTAGTAGCGGAAGTCGTGTTTAATGCACCACATAGCGTATGTGGTCTTAGAGCCTTTATACAACTTCTGTCTACTGTTGTCAAATACAAATCTAATGTCTAGTTCGGGGTGCTGTTTTCTGATCTTTAAGTGTTTCAGTCTGTCAGCAGTTACAAACCTACCTTTAGTCTCAACTATGATATTGTTTGGGAGGATGAAGTCAGGCGTATATGTCCTGTAAGTCAAATCCTCCCATTCAATTTTCACTTTCTCATATAGAAAGTTGATACCTCTCTCTGTTAAAACAGCAGCTAATTTATCTTCCAGACCGGAAGCATAGCCGTGTTTCAGTGCAGCCTTACGTCGTTTTGATCTCATGAAACTCCTTTATAATGATTGCTCATGAGTTAGTAACCATATTCTCAGGCGCAATGTAGATGTACTCTACTTCCTTCGGGTTTCTGGCTGTTGAGTTAGTCTCTGGCGCTCGGATGATATCCCAACAAGACTCTTTGAAGTCACAGAAGCCACAAGAGCTACTTAGCTTTGTATTGCCTGTTAGCTTACTTCTGAAAGTCTCCTCTACAGGTTCAAAGCAACGCCTAAACTCATTGGCATCTAGCTCCGCAATCTTAGCTTCGATATCAGCTAACACTGCGTCAACGTCCATACCGTCAGCTGGGGTGTACTTAAATTGACCTGTAGTCTTGTTGATGACCCACCAGCCACCTACTTTGAGGCCACTACCTCTAGCGTAAGCAGCTAGCTGGGCTACATACCCGAAAGAGTCATCAGCAGCTAGAGTTTCAAAGGATTCAAACTTACGATCAAAGGCATACGGAGATGCAGACTTAACGTCATCTACAGCCCCATTCATCTCTAGATCATAGTGTCCTACAATCTCTTTGCCGCTGGACGTAGTCCACACTACTTTCTTAGTGTCTGTGTACTCTACGCCAGCTTCTTTTAGAAAGCCTTTGAATGCTGCTTCAACAATATCCCCAATCATCATCTTAATAGCAAAGCCACTCTCAGGCTCTCGTGCTGCTTCAGGCTTATTCTTCTGGAACCAGAGCTGACAGTAGGGCCGACCTATGTTGGACATGCGGAGGGTAAACCCCCGCTTAGCCCGATCAGCCCCGCTGAACTCTCTGTCAAGAGCAACTTTGACTTCTTTATAAACTTGCTCTTTTGTGTCATCAGAGATTGTAACATCACCGTTCTCTAGTCTGCGGATTAGAGAAGTGAGTGCTAGTTCAGCGGGGTGATTCATTAGCCTACCTCAACAATGTCATCAACTAGCTCAGCAGCATCCTCATCATATGAGTCTTCTGCTTCATCTGCTGCATTAGCTTCAGTCCACTTCTGCGAAACATAGTCGTTATGACGGCCTACATACTCTACAAAAGACCCGAAAGTAGCCTCTACTTCGGTATCAATAGGCAGCACCTCATCCGAGAGTGGGGTAGGCAGAGCAAAATAAAACACATCTCCGTTGTTCATAGCTTGCTCTTGAACAGTTACACCGAAGCTGTGCTCTAGAGGAAGATGTTGCTTACGCACTGCATCTTCAAAGGGCGCTTGCATAGCTTTGAATGTATCTCGTGCAGTGATGTCAAACGAGAAAGGCAAATCAATGATATCATCAACCTCTTTGCCAGCATCTGTAATAACATTACGCATAGAAATAGTACCCAACACTGTACGCACTCGCCGTACTGCTTTGTAGATTTCTCGGATGTCTGAACGCAGAGCGTTCCAGTCTTCAATGTAGCCTGAAGGCCGCCCACAGTTGAAACCACCGTCAGTGTCTTTCAAGTCACCCTTAAGATTAAGGGCCATAAAAGTCTTAATGACAGTGCCTCGGGCTCCAGCACTTGTAGGCGGAACAAACCTCTGATAGGAAAGTCGCTGCATGTAAGGACGAATAGTTACATCTTCAGACAAGAAGACTTCACCACCGTTAAAGTGCTGCAATGTCATTGCACCAGCAGGCACAATCTCAACTTTAACTTTCTTATTCTTAATCTCTTCAATGCCCATAACTGGACTTTGAGAGACTTTAAGACGATACATATCAACGCTAGTAGCGTCGCTCAGGTTAGTAGTGTCAACACCGCTAGCAGCAGCTTGCATAGCGAAATTAGAGGTCTTTAGTGTAGATACTTCGTTGCTCATGTGCTTATTAAAGCCTTTCTGTTTTTTGAAGAGAAGCAGTTATATCACGCTACTTCTTTCATGTCAAGCCAGTTTGGGCCTGTCTTCGCTTCTAGTAATAGGGGTACATTTATATCAATACCCCACTCAGTGTCAATTATCTTTTTAAGATTGGTGTTAATATATTGTACTATGTCAAGCACAGCTTCCTTCTCATTGGGGTGGATATCAATAACAATCGAGTCGTGTACTGAGTTCACAATGCAAGATAGCATACCTTCTAGCATGTTGTCAAACACTGTTAAGATCAGCGGCACTATGTCTCCAGTAGCGAAGCCCTGTACTGGATAGTTCTTAATCTGTGTGAAGTGTGTAGGTGTACCGTCTTTTCTCCTAACTGAATGAGAGAAGTCATATTGTCGCTTAGACGGTAGTGTAATGTAGCCTGTATTAAGAACATCTCTAGTAAGCTGCTTATGATAAGCTGCAATACCAGCATACTTCTCAATGAACTGTTCATAGTATCGTGCCTGTGGCGGTGTCCTACCGTAGCCTGTAGCCCCGTACAGAGGCGCAAACGTATGGGCTTTAGCATCTTGTCTACTTGTAGGCTCTCCAGCATCAGTTATAACTTTAGCAGTGTAGCTATGAACGTCAAAGCCTTCCTCAATTTCTTGCATAGCTGTTGCATCTTGAGATAGAAACGCTGCGACACGGAACTCTAGCTGAGCAAAGTCAGCTTCTAACAACTCACCTCCCTCAAATCTAGATACAAAGCAACGCTTAACTGGAAAAGTACCACCTCTGGGCATGTTCTGCATGTTAGGGCTTCGCCCACTAAACCTGCCTGTTGACGTAATAACTTGAGTAAGTTGAACATGCAAGAGACCGTCGTGCTTAGCGTAATTTTCGATACCTGCAACATACGTAGACAAATATGACTCTACAGCATTAAGCCTCTGTAGCTTTCTAAGATAATTCTCAGCGTCAACCATCTTGTGGCCTCTAGCTATATCAGCTAGTAGACTAATGTGATCCTTTCCAGTTGCAAAGCCGTTAGCTGTAACCCAATCTTTAGATAGAGGGAAGAATTTTAAGCCTGCAATTTCAGGCGTGTTTATAAACAGACACCCTACAGCATCGCACTTCTGGCACCTGTTAGGCTTCTTAAAAGGCGAGCCGTCTTTCTTAGTCTTCCAGACTCGTCCAGAGCCTCTACATATAGTGCATTTAACAGCTCTCTTCTTATACACTTGTACTGTGTTAGACGCGGCTATGTTTCTGTATTCAGCTTTAGATAATCTACCCTCAAACAGCTCGGGCCACTTAGCTTTGTTTAGGGGCTTGCGAGAGTAAATTACCGTAGACACTTGCTCGGGACTATTGAGATTAATAGGTACGTCACCCATAAACTTAGTAGATAACGCATCTAGCTCGTCTTTAAGAGCTTGTTTCTCTTCAATATACTCTTGCTTAACTAAATCTAATACGGCTCTATCTACTTTGATACCGTTGCGGCTCAATCTAGCTAGAGTTCTAGTGACTCTGTTACAGAGATCAACAGTGCTAGTTAGCTGTGAGAGTTCATCTGTAGCTAATCTAGCAAGCTGATGGCATCTTAGGGCTTTAGTAGTATGCAAGTCTCCACTAAGATAGAAACTTAATTCATCATGAGGAATGTCTCGTACTGAGTAGCCTAAAGCTAAGTAGTTGTGGAGAGTGTCACCTTTCTGACTCTCCAGCTCGTTACGCTCAGCACAATCACCTAACGATAGCGGGACTTTGATGCCTCTATGTAGCACACTCTCAGCTACCATAGTGTCATACACAGGCCCGTCATACTTGAAACCACACTCCCACAACCACATGAGATCATGCACGATATTGTGGCCTATGAGAAGAGTAGTCTTGTCTAGTATGTTTTGTAGACGTTCTGGCTTGTCCTTAATGCCACACGAATGATTGTATGTGAAAATGTTCTCTACTGTGCCATAGAGCGTGCCTACTTGAACTAACTCGTTAGTAGGCTCAAACGGATCAAAGTGGCCCTTACCGTTACGCTCCGTGACTGTGTTCTCTACATCAAGTACAACATGCATATATTAACCTCATAAAAATTTAGCTGGCGTACCATCCTGCACGATACGCCAGAAGATATCTAAATTCTGGTGAGCCTCCCACAATAGCTCTGTATCTTCTTGTGAATATATCAGTTCTTCATCTAAAGAGTCAAGAGTAAAACGGGATAAAGCTTCTAGTAGAAAAGGCACATCTTTTTGGGGTATCTCTACAGGTGTATCAGTCATACTATTTCTCCACCCACAAGTCGTTGACGTTCTTGATATTGGCTTTCAATGCCACAATAAGATCACCAGACAATTTCTTGAGACAACTCAAAACTTTCACTGCATCGGGGTCATTCATGAACTCTCGGCCAAACATAGTACAGGTGTTAGCCTCTACGTACTCTTCAATAAGCCCCCCAATAGA